GCTCCGAAGTGGTTAAGTTTTAAGCCTTTCCAAGGCATAATGGACTTATTCTGAGAAGTCCCACTCATCGCCTACGGTGTTGACGTATGCATCCAAGTCTGCATCTTCGTCGAATTCATCAGGCCTTATTTTAACGCCTCTATGACGTTCACCAGTTTGATACTTGTCGTGAAAATGTTTCAGTCTATCTTCATAAGATTCTGCTAACATACTACAAGCTTCAGTCATGCCACACTTAAAAGCGACTTCCTTCATCTGCTGTCGACGTAATTCATAAACTTCCTTACCGTGTTGCCACCACTCGCGTAAGGCACCATCAATGTTTCCAGCAGATTGATCCTCTAAAGACACAACCTTGGATTCAAGAACAGTATGAAGACTTTTGAAAATGGACTCTTCAGCTAGAGCTCCATGAATCATTCCCGTATCCTCATTGAATTTATTCTCGCGCTTCAAAAAATCAGCTTCGAGATCATTCATGTAGGCAGTTGGTTCAGACTCCTTGTCTGGCATAGTGAATACCATATCACGTTCCTTCAGAAATTGAGCATATGAAATGTGATTAAACCAATCATAGCCTTTCTTTACAGAACCTTTAACATCATCACCATACGTCATGATAGCACAAACCTCACGAAAAGGCTTGGGCTTACCCAACTTTCGTGGCCAAAGATGGAAATAAGCACATCTTAATTGCAAGGAATTGGCAGTACAATTGATATATACAGTCAAATTTTGTCCAGAAGGATTAGATCCCTTATGAATGATAATATCTCCATTGTAAGCTACACATGAATAAGCAATCTCAGTTGCGATGCCCCTCATAATAATAAGGTCATCTTCAGTGTAATTACCACACTTTTCTGAAATCTCAATTAAAGCAGCAAAAGAGGCATTGATAAGTTGTGCCGGCATACGAAGATCATATTTACTATAATCTCCAGCCAAAATACGATCTGCACCATGTTTCTTCATGTGCTCCGCCAATTGATCCCATTCGGGACCCTGGGCGTTTACACCTACTGCACACTCAGAATCGAGTGGAAACAGTGAAAGAATACGAGCAATGGGTAGAAAGTATTTACGGACCATTAATTGCGTGGCCCAATCAGCAGCTTGAAAAACCCTAACCTTGTCTTTAGTCAACTTGGTAGGTTCATCTTTGACACAAGCCTTGAAAATGGAATAACATCTCTCACCGGAAAGCAAAAGTTTCTCCATTTTATGCATCTCTTCCACAATCATAGGATGAGCTACAGCTGGGCATTGAAAATCTGGAAAATCCACCGGATCCAGCAATTCAATCATGTCTCTTTTGGGGCCAGACAAAGGATAACCCTTGGAAGTTCCCTTAGGCATAGCATCAATAAAACGCTTGCCATCCTTTCCACATAAAGTTTCCATGGCGTTCAAAGGAGTTAATTCTGATTTAATCCACTCCGTAAACTTGTCACGTTTAAACACGTCTATAAGACCATCAACATAGTCCTCATAAGCAGCTTCAACGAGACTACCTTCAATCCCCGCACTAGGATTGGCCGAATACGCTAGAGATGCTTGCCACATTCTAGTTCTATGAAATTTGGGAGGACCATGTTGGTTTAGTACTCCGGTAACTTCGGCAACGGTGTCTGAGATGGGAGTTTTCCTAACCTTGCTCTTGGTATGCGTAACTCGATTACCATCTTGACCTAAATACTCGATATTACTGCCAACAGGTAAATAGTTAATAGGAGACTTTGCATGAATATCCTGTGTAACTAAAACTTGCTTTTCATAACGAGCAATAGGAAAATCTCCATTCACAGTGGAGGGGAAAGCACCTTTCCACTTCTTATGTGCTTGATCCCAAACTTCCTGAATCTCCTGTTGAGTAACTATTAAAGCTTTCCCTTTAGGAGAGTCTGGAATACCACGTAAATGTACACCAGCTATACATTTCCGTGCAAAATTGGCAACCACAACACCCATACATAATCCAGTAAAAGTGTTATACGGGAGGTTATAATCATAACCTGGTCCGCCAGATTTTGAATCCTTAGTATACGAAATCTGAATAGAATCAGATCTCATAGAACCGTCCCCATTCTTGTAGAGGAAATGGCCGGATCCAGAAGCTGAAATTTTGTCGGGGAACAAATGGCGAATATCAGCAAAAACGCCACCAGAGGCTATATTAACCAAACACACATCTTTTCCTGGAATAGGAATCATGTAATTTGTGCTAATAATAGCTTTAAAAGTAGAATTCAATTCAGATGGATTTCTACGTGTAATAAGAGCTTTCATGTCGGTGCGGTTCTTAAAAACATGTAAAGGCATCATGAATGTATTGCCCCCAAGGGCCAAAATATCACATTTCTGTTGGAAGCCATTCTCTGAGAACACTCCATGACACAAATTTGATTCTACTTTATGCAACAACTGATCTAAAGTCATAGTAGCAGACTTATCAGTAACATGCAATTCGGCCGCCACAGCCGCAGCCCAAGGATTAACCTCCGCATCTCTCTTCTCAATTTCCTCTACATTTTCAGGAACAAGAGCAGATTGCTGCAAAGCAAGAGCTGTACGAAAGAGACCAGTAAATCTATAAATTATGCCCGCAACAGCGCACATACCAATAAAAATTTTAGTTTTACTTTCTCTAATGGATCTGAAGACATCGATCGTGGCATCCCTACGAGCCAACAACTCGTTCATACGATCATCTCTCCAT